CTGGAAGATCTTGAGTGTCTCGGACTGTTGCTCGTAGAAGAGGCCGAGGAAATTCTTAGGGTCCTTGCCTTTCTTGGAGACGTGCCAGTGTCGTTCCGCGCGCAGCGCCTGCGCCTTGGCCCAAGCCTCCTGCACACGTTCGTATTCCCAGCCCTCGACGAGAGTGCGAGCGATGTTTGCCTCTGAGAGTTCGGGGCTGCCCTTGCCGGCGATCCAATCCTCGTCGCCTTCGGGCACCTCGACTTCGCGAAAGGCTCTGAAGACGTCTCTCATGCGTGGGAAGAAGGTGTCAAAAGTGGGATCCCACTTGGTCTGCTCGTACCACTCGAACTCTGTCACCTCGCGGACGACCTCTTCCTCTTCCCAGAGATCCTTCCCTGAACGCAGCGGCGGGTCGGGCTCTTCGACGAGGACAGCCGGTTCGTCCACAACAGCCCTCTCGACGGGTGCGAGCTCCCAAATGTCCTGAAGCCCCACGGCCGCCACAGCGTCCTCCGCCTCTGCGACGTGAGCGGCAACGGGCTCGGCGGCAGGCGACTCCTCGCGCTCCGGCAAGAGCAGGGCGATCACGCCAAGCCCCAAGGCGAACACGATCGCCGAGCCAAGGAATCTAAGACAAGTCTTCATGTGGGGGGGCTCACGGTTTTGTGGCGGAGTCGAATTCGACGTCCTCTGGTGAATCGATGATGCCGGCGGGGATGCGGCGCAATCCGCGCAACGCACGACGGTCGTGCGAGTCCCTTGGAAAGGCGCCCGCGTTACGCAGTACATAGCCGGCCATGGAGAGCGCAGGCCGGATGCGAGGGTGCCCCTCGCGCAGGTAGGGAGCGGACACCAAGTGCGCGCTGCCGTGCTCAAGCTCAAGGGAATCGTCGGTCACCGTAAGGTTCCCCTCCGAGTACGCTAATCCGGACCCGCTCAGGAAACTGGGCACTCTCGTCCACACGGCGGGCACTAGCAGATTCCCCAGCACGGAAACCTCCGTATCGTCCAGGTAGATCGCCGCTGTCCCCGGGCCCAAGATCACGTTGTTCGCGATCAACCCGGTGGCACCGTCCCGGTACTCCGGGTTGCGCCGGTAGTTGCTGACGAACAGGCACCGCTCGATCGCCACCATCGTCCCACGGATCAGCGCGCCGTGAGAGTGCGGACCGTCCTGGTGGTTCGCATTCCGGAGCCCTTCGGCGATGATGCAGTCCCGGAAGGTGACGTTAGACGGCATGGCCCAGACGTCGTCGTCACCCGACACGCTCACGTTCTCGTCGGTCGCGTGGAAGACCGAGCAATACTGGACCAGGACGTTGTAGGCGCCCCCACCCCAGATCGAGATCCCGTCGCCGGCCGGGACCCGGCAGCCTCGATGCACGCGTAGGTTCTGCACGATCACATCGTTGGTCCGAATTGAGAGACCGCCATTGATGATCCTGGAACCGGGAAGTCCGACGACCGTCAAGTGCGGGTTCGTCGCGCTGACCTTCTGCCCCTTCAGGTCGATCTGACCCGCGACATACACCCTCCTCGGTCCCTTTGCAGCGATGGCCTCCGCGAACCCTCCAGCGTAGACCACTCGGGAAAACTCCTCACCTTCCCCGCCCTTGGTATTGGCGCCGAAGTGACTGGTGATGGTCACGGCAGCAACCCCAACGGCGCTTCGAGGATCCTGACCTGCTGCTTGTTGCTCGAAGAGCCCGGAATGGTCTCCTGCCACGAGAAGATGAACCCACTCGGGAGAACCCACACGTCGGCCGTGCGACGGCCCTCCTCCCCGCCCGGCTTCGGCCCCAGGTCGCCGCTCAGGCGCACGATCGGACCCACGCCCTCGTCGTCCCAACGCACCGCCTGGACCCGGTTGTCGGACCCCTCCCACACCAGGATCACGTCGTCCCCGTCAAGACCGATCTCCGCGTCCCTGCCCCAGCCGATGAAGTCGATCGGGTACAGCGGCTTCAGGTCCGACTCCAGGCGCCGGCCCTCGATCCGACCCGCACGGTGCCACACCGTCGCAATCTCGCCCGGCTTGTACGCCATGCGGCACTCCCACGAGAGCGGACCCGTGAAGACCTGCGGCTTGAGCGAGCCCAGCCGGCCCCTGTAAGCCCGACCGTACTCGGCCGCCATCCAGCACGCGATGTCCCGACCACGGCCGAAGGTGATGATCGAGTAGCTCTGAGAAGCGCCCGACCACGCGTTCGCGTTGGGGAGCTCCCTGACCGAGCCGTCGAAGAAGATGTCGGACAGCCCCGCCTCCTCGCTCCACTCCTCGGTGTACGTGACCCGGAACCCGCTCCCGTCAGGGTTGGCCTCAGCCCGCGGCAACCACGTCGTGGTCGTGATCGAGGGCGCCAGTCGAGAGATGTAGATGAACCCACTGCCGTCGCTCTGGAGCAGCGCACCCCAGCAGTTCATCGAGATGGTCCAGCCGGCGTAGCGCTCCGAGCCAGTGAAGAAGAACGTGTTGCCGCTCACCTCCACCTCGCACTCGTCGGTCTTCTTGAGCGCGCCGGCCGTCAGCCAGATGTCACCAGTCTTCCACGTCCCGTCGGGGTTCTGCAGCCGCGCGTAGCACTGGTTCGCTCGCGTGAACACCCAGGCGCGCGTCCCATCGTCTGCGACCGCGACTCGCGCCCAGCGCGAGATCCCGCCGGTCAGCGAGTACTCACCCGTGAGCGCGGGGAGCGTGCCAGTCGCCAGGTCGTTGGGTTTGATGGTGCGGGGCGGGATGCCGCCGTTACCGGCACCTTGCAGGGCGACTCCCGGCGGCGGCTTTCCGTGCTGTCCTTGGGGGAGTGCGGCACCGGGCGGGTTACCGCCTTGACCGCCCTGAAGCGCGAGCGCGAGAATGAGGATGAGGGTTTTCATTTTGAGGCTACCAGGAGTTGACGAAACGAATGTGGGTGATCCGAGGGTCGAGCTTCGACACGTCCAGCTCGAATCCCTCCTGACTGTCGGTTACGTAAGGAGTCGTCTGGATCACGTCGACCTCCATGCCGAGCGAATCGGGAACCCCCCATTCGAAGAATTCAGAGACCTCCTTAGGGGGGTCGATGCCCGCGGCCGTGCAAGACTTGTAGATTGCCTCCATGGCCTTCCAGCGGTCGTCCGGGGCCACGAATCCCACTACGTGTGTAGACATGCTCATCGGTCAACCATCCTGCGCGACGGCGCGCGGTAGAAGTAAGCGGGGCGACGACCGAGGATCTGCGCAATGTGACCCATGACCGCCGGCGACGGGTCTGCGCTCGTGGTGTCCTCGCGCATCCAGTTGTACACCGTCGTCTGCGACAGGCTCACGCCGCGCTTTTCGAGCTCGCGCTGCAGCCTGGCGCCAGAGATCCCCGACAGGGTCATCGCAACCCGAAGGGCCGCACGGTTGTGCTTCCTGCGGGTGAGGCGCGGTCGTCCCTTCATGGCTGCGGATCCTAACGCACTTACATGGAAAAATCGCATGTAAATCGGGGCGTTTCGCGCGCGCGGCGTAACCCCGGGCGCGTGGCGGACTTGCGCCGCGCAGCTGACTTATCTGCGAATTTCGCATTTATGTCCTGGCGTGGTGGGTCGATAAGTGATTGACTGCACCCCTGTTCGAGACCTGACCTTTTGACGAAGGAGCACTGCCAATGGAAGACGTGAACATCTGCAAGGAGTGCGACGCCGCCGGTTTCACGGTGACGCTCGATATCTTCGGTGACTGCGAGCTATGCACTCCGCGCGCCCGCCCGGACTACATCGACGACGACCCCCGCGACGACAGCGTGGCGGACGACTACGACGAGGTGGCGCGGTGAGCGCCCACACGCCGGGGGCGGAATACTTCGTCGTCAGCCCTAAAGCCCTCGCCTGGCAAGCCTTCGAAGACGCTCAACGCAAGGCCTGCGGGGAACCCTCCACCTCCACACTCCTGGCCTTCAGCCGCGGGTGGGATGCAGGCGCCGAGCACAGCAGCAAAGACCTGCTGGCGGCGCTGGAGGGCATGCTGCGCGTTCAAGATGCGCTCATGCCCGGCCTTCGACACATCGCGGTCCAAGATTACGCGCTCATCAACGATGCGCCCATCGCCGCCCGCGCCGCCATCGCCAATGCGAGGGGGCAGGCATGAAGCGCCACGATGGCCTCAAGGTGGGCGACCCGTGTCCCTACACGGGCAAGCCCTACGACGGTTATTCGTGGTCGAACGCGAAGCCCTACGACACCTGCCGCGCGTGCTGCGAACAAGGCGACCCGATGGCGGGAGGCGTAGCGGCCTCGCTCGATCGCCTCGCCAAGGCGAGGGGCCAGGCATGAAAGCCCTAGCCCTCCCCCTCCTCCTCGTGGCCTTCCACGTCCCCGTAATCACACCCACGGACAAGCCGAAGGGCGACCTGCCCCCGCGTATCGAACCGGAACCCATGCCCCCCGTGCTGGAGAAAGAGGATGTCGTGAAAGAGCAACACTTCTTCAACCCCGCGGTACTCCTCGGACTCTCCGTCGAGAGCGATCCCCGCTCGACGGAGCACATGGCCTACCTGATCACGATCCGCACAAGCCAGGGCGACATCCTGATTCGGGGCAACCACGACGACGGCCCGAACGTCGAGAAGCCCCCCGTACTATGAGCTGGGCCCCTCAGGTCTCGACCATCAACGACGACCCTGGCGTGTTCAACGGGAACTCGCTGCGGTACGCGACCGAAGCCGAGGCGCGCCAATCCGCCCAGTGGGTCATGATGCGCTGGACGGCGGTGACGGGCTACCGCGCCGCGTATAGCGATGACCCCGTCAACCGGGTCATCCACAAAGGGGTGGAGTACGTCGTCTACACTCGCTCGTTCTGGATCGACAAGGATGGAAAGGAGCGCCCGATATGACCGAAGAACCCGTGCCCTACGACGACGACCCGAGACCCGATGGGTTTCCCCAGGAACTCGAACCGAACCCCGAGGCCGTTCGCGCCTTCGAAATCGGAAGGGTCTGCGGGCGCATCGAGACGGTCTCCATCGTGGAACTCGGGCTGGCCGACGGCGCCGACGCCGGGTGGGTCGACCGCGCCACCGCCATCAACGTGGTGAAAAGGATCACCGAACCCGAGGCCCAGGTCTGCCGGGCGAAGGCCCTCTACCTGGGAGTGAAGCTCTCCTGATGTTCCTCCACACCAACCTCCTGGGTCAGCGCGTCATCATCGACGACGACGCTGAAAACGAAAGCATTCCCGATTCGTTCAAGGGTCGCACCGCGGTCATCCGATCAGTCTGGATCGACCCAAGCACGAACACGATCTACTACACGCTCACGGTCCAGATTCCCAGCGAGACACTGCGGAGCGTCTGGAACACCACCGAAGCGTCGTTCGGATCGATCGGGAAGTAGCAGGGCGGGGCGTCGCTCCTGACGGCGCTCCGCCCCCCTTCACAACGCAAACCGAAGAAAGAAGAAGAAGCATGGCTAAACTGGAAACCGCACTCCGCGTGTTCGTGAGAATGACGGTGGGGTCCGAGACGCACTACTACTCCGGGGACCTCACCTACTCCGGGGACCTCCCCCAGGAGAACGAGACAATCGCGACGGCGCCGGAGGTCGTTCCGCAGGCGAAGCCGCACCGCCCGCTCTTCCGGGAACTGTTCCACGAGAGGGAGCCTCGGCCCACCCCCCGGCAGATGTACGACTACTACCCCGGCCTGGAGCGGATGAACCGCGCCGTGCGGGTGCTGAGGGAGAACGGATTCAGCGGCCGGCAGATGGAGGCCTTCTGCCGCAACGACAAGGACTTCATGGACTCCGAGGGGTCGCGCAAAAGAAAGCTCAGCTCCGCCGGGATCGTGGGCACATGCTCCGTCAAGGAGTACGCCCCCGTCGCATCCCACAACGACGGCAGCAAAGAGCTCGCGAAGGGCTGGTACATCAGCTGCCTCCTGGACGAGAGGCGCCTGCGCTTCGCAGCCAACGCACTGGAGCGGATGGCAGAACGGTTGGGACTCTCATGAAAGACACGCACCACCCCCTCATGAACGACATCTTCGTCGGCCTGCTGCTCGGCACCGTGCTGGGCCTCGCCATCGCCGTGTGGATCTTCGCATGAACCCCTACGAGCTCCTCTGCCTCGCGACATCGAAGCACCCCGACCCCTGCGCGTGCAGCGTGTGCGACGCGCTGGCGCAGATCGAGAAGAAGCCACAGGTGCAGATGCTCCTGGAGGGGAAGCTAGAGCTCACCCCGTCCGGGTACGTCCTGAAGGAGCCCTTTCAGGACTGGGACGGGGCACCCAAAGACACGACCGCCTCGAAGGGCTAGAGTGCGGACCGCCTTTGTCAGGCGGCCTTTCGTCATTACCGGTCGCCATCCACTCGGGTGGCGGCCGGTTTTCGCCTTCCCTACAGGAGCTCAGCATGGCCAAGCGGCACGTTCACTTCACCAGACCGAAGACGGTCAGCGACCACGGACCGATTTACCACAAGGACAGCACCCCGCTGATCCTCGACCACGCAAAGATCCACGGCGCGGCGCAGGCGGTGATCATCACCCCCAACGTCGGGAAGCACGAGAACGTCGGTTGGCGCATCCGTGACTGCGAGCTCTACGGGCACCGTAAGTTTCAGCCGAACGTGAAGCGCTGGCGCGTCGAGCCGCCGTGGATCATACGCACGTACATGATGAGCGACCTGAAGATCGAACGCACGTGGTTCCGATCCAAGGTCAAGGAACACGACGTCTACATGGACCTCGACTTCGAGCACGGCGATGTCGTCATCGACGGCAACTTCTTCGACGGGCCCATGTCGCAGGGCACACAGTTCGTCGGCCCCCAGTCCCGCTCGATGAACACCGGCTGGCCCGAGCGCCGCAGCAACACCGGCAAGCTCTTCATCACCAACAACCTCTACAAGCACTGCGGGCAATGGAACTGGTGGGCCGCTCACGGCATCAGCCGGCCGGCGTCAGCCATGTCCGTGTTCCGCTGCGTGGAGAAGCTCTCCATCCACGCGCACGGGAACCACCTCAAGAGCCAGATGGGCTGGTTCGCAAAATCGCAGCCCGGGGGATACAAGTCCTACGGCGCCGCGATGTTCGAAGGCGCGCGCTACCTGGAGTTCAGCGACAACCTGATCGAGTACAAGCAACCGTCGAACCGCGACGTGATCATCTTCGACGACTGCGACGAGGTGATCGCCGAAAAGAACATCATCAAGGGCGGCAAGGTCGAGGTGCGCATCCCCAACGAATTCATCTGGAGGGACAACAAGGGCTACGGCCTGGTGAAGTACGTCGACGGGAACGGGAAGCGACACATGCTGCCCGGCGACGTGACCTGGACGTACGTCTTCAACGCGGGCTACCTCACGGAAGCGAAGCCGCCCGCCTAGAGTGAAGTCCTTCGATTCACGCACGCGCGACGAAATCGGGCGGCTGGGGTGGATGTGCGAGAAGGTAGAGACCTGGCTCCCGCACACCTACCGACGCAAAGACATGTACGGCGTGTTCGACTTCCATGCGATAACGCCGGAGGGCGAGACCTACTACATCCAGACTACGGAGCGCTCATGCCATGCGGCGCGCCGAAAAAAAGTCTTGGCGTGGCCGGGTCTCGCCCGCCTACTGCTGCTGTCCACCAACCACATCGAGGTATGGTCATGGCGAAAAAGAGACTGGGACCTGAGGCGCGAAGAGATCCTCTCCTCAAGTGTTCCCACTGCGCTCGAACGGTCCGCGCTTCAAAAACAGATCGCCACGCAGCGCGGCTCCACAGTGGTGCCGTCGTCAACTTCACCGATCCTCCGCGGCGCAAGAAGACGCGCCGCAAGAAAGACGTCCCCGGACAGCTGACGTTCGGGGGCGTGCCCGTGGAGGACACCGAAGGCCTAGACCGTTGGGGTTGACCGCATGACATCCAAGCAATTCATCACCTGGATCATCCTGGTGTTTCTCTCCCTGGCCGCTGCAGCGTGGGTGAACGGGAGGCTGGGGTGAGCAACCACCCCACATGCAAACATTGCCAGCATTGGCGATTCACGGGTAATCAACACCCCCGCCCGGGCTTTAGGGCCGAGTGGTACGACTACGACAGAGGTGAGTGTCGTCGTTTTCCGCGGTACGCGAAGCGCAGCATGAACGAAGGCTGCGGCGAGCACTCGCAGGGCCTTGGGTGGTCACCAAAGAAGCCCGTTGCCCCTGCTCCTAACCCGCCGCCGCCCTGACCCCCTCCGCCGCCTCCCTCACGATCTGAAACCACCGGGCCGCGATCTCGGGCACCTCCTCGCCCAGCCTCATCTGCTGCTCATAGGCGTCCACGATCTCCACCACGATCAGGGTCACCGCGGCGTCCAGCCCAGCCACCCCCGCCGCAACCTCGACCGCGTCCGTCAGCGCCTGGCCCGTCAGGCCGGCTTCAGCCGCGTCCACGAGCAGCGTGGAGATCCCGGCCAGACTCTCCGCGTGTTCGGGGTGCTCCGAGAGCCAGATGCGCGCACGGCGCTCCCAGCGCGGTCCCACGCCGTCCAGGTAGAAGGCGAACTCCGCGTCATCCATCGTCTTGACGGGCAACGACGGGCAGGCACAGAGCAGGGGCACCAGCAGCAACAGTCTCTTCATTTGTTCTCCAGTCTCTCCAGGGATTCGCCGACCTTGGTCAGCACTTCGGTTTGCTTGCCGAGCTCGTCCTTGATCGCCTGGTGCGTCTCCCGCTCCTCTTCCTCGAACGTGTCGAAGGCGCGAACGGCGTTCTGAAGCGCTGCTACAGAATCGATCAGCGCCTGGTCCCGACGATCCATCGACCGCGTGAACCACTTCACGATGAACATGAGGGCGCCCAGGCACGAACCCACCAGGGCGATCATCGCTCCAAGCTCGGTAGTCATTGACCCAGCCTACCCGTGGCCACACGCCGTTCAATCAGCTCATCGCGGACAAACCTGCGCGTGCGCGAGAGAGCCTTGTTGATCAACTCCTTCTCCTCGAAACCGGGGTTCGCGTAGTCCAGCCCCTCCTCCGCCAGCTCCTCCGCCGCCATCTGACCGGCGCGCTGCTGGAGCTCCGAGTACTCCTCCTCGTCGAAGTAGTACGTCTTGCCCGAGTACGTGAACCAGTACTGCGGCGTGCGGGGCCACAGCTTCTCGGCCGGGCGGCCGCGGTCGTCGACGTCCCCTAGATCTCCGCTCTCCACCCGGTGGTTGTAGCGGTCAATCAGAAGATCCAGGCGGGAGATGTCATCGAGCTGCGTGCCCTGCGCGGGCATCGGGTTGATGAACTTGTCCACCACCCGGCGCCACTTCGGAGCCTCCGGGTCGAAGCGCGTCAGCGGACGGCCCCACACGTCGTAGCGCACGGGCGGGGCTTTCGACGCCTGCGGCCACGAACGGTAGATCGAGTCCTTCAGCATCGAGGTCCACAGCGACTCGTCGTCGTGGCGGCGCAGCTGGTTCGCCCGAATGAACGGGTCGGTCTCACGCATCGGCTGCACCACGAGGTTCGGCACCATGCGCGTGAAGAACCAGGACTGCACCAGCTTCTTGTCCCACTTGCCACCGGACTCGCGCGATGAACGCACACCCTCCACGAGCTCGTACATCCCGCGCAGGAACGGCATCTCCACGACAGCCTGGAGGGCCCCGCTGGTCAGCGCGCCGAGCGCACGTTCCGCTTTGACCCCATCCCGGGAGTTCTTGAGGGCGTGCCCGGCGTCGACCAGCGGAGCGAGGAACGTCGCGAACGGGTCGAGGCGCCGGTAGTCGCGGTAGGCCCCGAACAGGTACACCGAGTACGGCGGCGCGGTGCGGTACGCGAACCCACGCTCCCCCGCGTCCTCCGGCGTGGTCCCCGTGATCTGCGGCCAGGCCTCGTCGTCGTCGCCGAGCGGCTCCAGGAGCTTCATGACCATCGCGATCAACGCCAGGGCCTTCAGCGCGCGCGCCGTGTCCGTGACCGCGGCGGCCTTCCCCTTGGGGCCACGGTATGGGCCCTCCGCGCTGAGCAGGCTGAACCCGCCCTTCACGAACGGCGTGGCCGGAGAGATCAGCTCGCGCAGCCCGACCTTGATGATCTTCGAGGGGATGTTCACGAACGGGAACTGCATCGTCCCGATCGGGATGCGCGTGATCTCCCACGGGGTCCAGCCGAAGAGGTTGTCGAGCCACGAGCGGACCTTGTATACGGCCTCCTCGCCAGGGCCCTTGCCCTCCTGGAAGACCTGGGACTTGCCCTGGTAGAGAGCCTCCTCCCACATCGGGTCGGTGTAGTCCTCGCGCCGACGCAACGCCTCGGCTTCGAGCTCCGCGCCCGTGAACCCGTCCGCCTTCGCCGCCATGTGCGAGAGCATGTGCACCTCGCCCATGGTCGCGAGCGTCTTGAAGAACTCGTCCATCGCGAGCAACGAGGTCGTGCTTGGCAGGCGGATGGCCTGGCCCAGCTTCCCGCCGATCGCGGCGCCGTGCTTCATAAACTCGATCTTCGTGCCGAACTCGTCGATGTGCACACCCTTATTGGCCAGGTCGACCTCGAACGCCGACTGCTCGGTCTTGTAGGCGCGCGCGACGTTCGCGCCCGCGTCGGAGAACGACGCGAGCCAGCCCTTGTAAAAGGCAACGAGGTCGCTGAAGTCGGGCGAATTCTTGTCGCGCACGACGACGTTGACCAGCGCCTCCGCGATGTGCTGCGTGTGCTGGTTCCACGCGGCCCAGCCGGTGTTCCCGAGCACGTTGACCTTGTGCGTGTGCGGGCCCGAGAGCATCACCGCGTACTGCCACTCCAGGCCTTTGTCCCAGAAGGCCGACTTCGAGGTCGAAATGATGCGCGCGATGCGCGCCAGCGCGACCGGGTCAGAGGTCACCCCCTCGTCCAGCTGCCCGAGCGTGAAGCCGGCCTTGATGAGGCGCTCCTTCGCCTTCGCCAACTTCTTCGCCTCCTCGTCGAGGATCTTGTCGATGGCGTCGTGGCGCCCGCGCTTTTCCGCGGCAGCGATGCGCCTGCGCGACTCACGCCCGGGCGTGGTGAGGATGTCCGTGAAGGCCTCGCTGATTCGTTCCGACTTCGTGAGCAGCGGGTCGCGCACGACCTGAAGCGCACGCGCCGATTCCGCGCGCGCGGTGCGGTAGGCGTCGGCCATCTTCACGGCCTGACGGTAGGACGACGCGTCGCCGTCCTCGATCGCCTTCGCCATGAGCTCGCGCGAGATCTTCGAAGCAGCGATCGACTCCCACGTGTTTAGAGCCGAGCCTTCCCGCATCTTGCGATTCAGTAGTGCTCGAACCCCAGTGGGGTCCGACATCAGCTTGTGCAATGCGAAGGCTCGGCTCTTTTCGTTCGGCACCGTGATCGGGTCACCGTGCATGTTCCTGAACTCGTCGACGGCGCGGAACAGCGCGCGCTCCTTCTCCCTGTCGGACGGGATGGCGCGGCGGATGTCCGAACTGCCGATCTCCGTGTCCTCGCCTTCGAGCTCGGCCTGCTCCGCGATGCCGCGGATGTCGTCGATGTTCTCGCGGCCATAGCGGGCCGGGTCTTCGCGCACCCCCGACCCGAGCTCTTGCCCGGTGCGCCCGTAGACGGAGCCCTGGCGGGTCATCCGGTGGCTGCCGGCGTCGGAGTTCACCTCGTCGCCGCGCAGATGGATGATGTCCACAACCTCCACGGGCCACGTCTGGCGGCGCAGCACCGCGAGCGACTTCAGGCTGCCCGTCACCAGAATCACCCGATCGCCACCGTGCTCCTTCGCCAGCTGAGAGACCTCCGAGCGGCCCTTCACCATCAGGGAACTGACCGCGCGCAGGCGCGCGCCCGCATCCAGCACGATCGCGAGCACCGCATCCTCGTCCACCTGGATCTGGCGCGCGATCCCGGCCGCGGTCGTGGCGCGCATAACGCGCGGACGGCGCTCCGCGGTCGCATCGAAGCGGGAGTTCAGCGGGTCGTACTCCAGCGACTCGGCGAGCCAGAACATGCCGGGATCGCGGCGCACGGCCTCGCGGCCAATCACCCCCGAGGCGAAGTCCTCGAACACCTCGGGGCGGATGCTCAGACTGGAGAAACGGCTACCGTTCACCACGATCCCGTGGAACTCGGCCCCGAGAGCGCCCGCCTCGGCCGCGATGCGCACGTACGCGCCGTAGTCAGCGTTCGACGGAGCGGGGTTGCCCGAGGGGTGGTTGTGGGAGAAGTAGAGCTTGGGCTTTCCGCTAGCCCGCCCGATGGCAGCCCGGACCCCGGCGTAGTCCTCCGCGGTAGTGGGGATCGACGCGCTCGACAGGGTGCCCATCGCGTAGACGCTGCTCCCGAGCACGGTTCCGTCGGCGTCCACGACCATCCAGGCTGAACGCTCCACGAAGGGAGAACGCAGCGCGCCGAAGAGCACCGCGGCGTCGGTCGGGCTGGAGACCAGCTTGCCCTCCATCTCAAAACTCGGGATCTTCGCCTCGACGTAGCCGTCGACCAGCGTGGAGACGGTCTCGCCCTTCTCCAGCTCGATGCCCTCCGAGCGCAGAAGTGCCTTGAGCTTCTCGTCCTTGCGCGGGAGCGTCGCGGAGTTCCGCGACACCGACCGCTCGTTCCTCAGCTCGGCTTCTTCGGTCCCGAATAGGTCGAGCTGGGGTTCTTCGAGTCGGGCGGGGAGCTCGGCTGGAGCAGTGGCCTCAGCTTCGAGCTGCCGGATGTCTGCTTGGCGCCCTTCAGCCCGCCGACTACTACGGAGCTTGTCGAGTACCCCGGGTCCGTAGACGGCGCCAATCCGCGCCAGGTACCCTTCCCCCTCGGTGTCTTTCGTCCAGTCATTGCTTCGGAACTCCGCTTCGCCCGGGCGCACCGTCACGTCGAAGGTGACGCCGGCCTCTTCGAGCGCGTCCATCATACCCTGCAGCGCCGGCCTCACCTTCGAGTCCAGCGTCTTCGCCTGCGCGGCCGCCGGCAGGGCCTTGCGCGAGATGCCCACCCGGATACCGCCCGGGATGAGGTGGTAGCCGGTCTCTATGCCCGTGAGGCCACTCATCGCCGCCTCGCCGGCCACGACCTCGTCGAAGTCCCCCGTGATGTCGACGAACCACTCGTTCGCGGCCGCCGGGATCGCCCCGCCCTTCGTTGGCGCGAGCGGGCGCTCCACGCGCACCGCGGTCTGGCGCAGCAGGTAGCCCAGGATGTCCGCGGCCGCCTGCGACTGCTCGGGCGAGGCAGGGACCTCGATCTGAGAAGAGGGCTCGGAGCCACCCAGCCAGCCGCCCATGCCGTGCTGTGGCACGCGCAGGGGGAGGTCGGCGATCTCTTGCAGTACGGCGACCGCCTCGTCGACGGCCTTGCCAGACTCCGTGGGGTCCATGCGCGCCTCGTCGCCGAAGCGCGCCGCACCCTCGCCCGGCGCCGACGCGACCGACAGGTTGCGCACGTTCTTGGAGACCGCCTCGTGCGGGTACTCCGACACCAGACCGAAGAACTCCAGCGTGGTGATCCAGCCCACCGCCTGCACCTGGCGTGGCGTCCAGTCCGAGCGGCCCTGCCAGTTCTGCTTGTTCAGCTTCTTCGTCAGGTCGCGGTACTGCTGCGCCGCCGACTCGTACTGCGTCTCCCTCGGAGCGCCAGGATTGGGCGCGCCCGCGATGTCCTGCACGATCTGGGAGGTATCGGCGCCGGCCTTCTGCAGGTGCGCCATCATGGCGATGTCGACATAGCCCATGTCGCGCGCCGCGTGCCGGTCGATGACCACGGGCTCCCCGCCGAGCGGGTCGTCGCCCATCCAGGTGCGCGTGTTGCGCTGGAAGGCCGAGTCGATGAAGTCGTAGATCTTCGCGCCGCCGGCCTTGCCCATGTCCTCGCCGGTCGTCGCGAACTTCCAGAACCCGGCGAGCTTTTCGAACGCAGCGCCGGCCTTGAAGTCTGACTTCAAGCCGCCCGCCTGCTCGCGGCCGCGCAGCGCGGACCCCATCGCGCCCGAAGGGTTCGTGGCGACGTTGGCCATCAACCACGCCGTCGCGTAGGCCGCGCCATCCTCGCCGAACTCCTGGGTAAAGACATCCAGCACGCCCTCGTACCACTGGGCAGACTCGTTGATCTGCTCGGGGGACAGGGTCGACTCGACCCGGCTCGTCCAGTCCTTGACCGTCGGCTTGCCAACCACCCAGTAGCGACCGTCGGGCAGCTTGATGCGCTTGCGCAGGTTCGCCTGGGCGCCCGAGGGCTTCTTACCCTTCGCGGTGCGGTTGACGTGCAGACGCAGGTTCTCACTCGCCTCGAGCGATGCCGGCACCGGGGCCAGGCCCTGCTGGATGCGCTCGCGCATGCCGCCCATGGCTGCCTCGGCCTCCTCGCCGTAGGGCGTGCCGCCCTCTTCGAGCCGGCCCTCGTCGAAGGCCTCGATCGCGGCCTCCATCGGATCGAGCCCCGCCGGCCGCACCGGGCGGTCCGCCCTCGGGTGCTTGCCCTTGCGCGCCTTGATCTCCTTCTGGATGGCGTCGAACGCGTCGAGCTCGGCCCGGAGCTCCCCGGCCTTCGAGCCCGCCTCGATCGCTTCAGACACGTCCTGCTCGTACTGAGCCGGCGCCTCCGGGTCCCCCGCCTCGTACGTCGCCTGGAGCAACCGCTGGGCCCGCGCCTCCAGCGCCTGGGCCCGCTGGCGCAGCCGCTTGCGCTGCGGGCCTGTCAGAGCCTGCAAGCGCTGCAGAGAGGCTCGCACGTCTTCCGGGCTCTCCGCGGCCGTGAGCGCGTCCTGGGCCTCCTCAGCGGCGCCCTGGGGCTCGGCCGCCCCCTCGCTCGCTGCTTCGAGCTCGGCCTGGACCTCTGGAAGTGTTCCATGTGGAACATTTTCGCCCGGGACACCGGATGTCCCGTCCGGGACACCGGATGTCCCGGATTGGGGCACGCCCTCGTCGGGCAGGAGGAAACCCTTCTCCTTCGGCCTGATCTCGCCTTCGAGCTGGTCCGCCTCGTCGACCAGGGCCCCACCACGGTCCTGCTCAGCGCCGTAGGCCCGGCGGAGCCCGGGGCCACTGGCCAGGGCGGACATGAAGATGCCGGCCAGGAAACCGCCCTGCCCACCGCGGATCACCCCGTCCATCAGCTGCCGGTCCTCGTCGCCGGCCAGCTGCATGATCAGGTTGTTCAGGCCACCCTGGCCGGTCTCCTGCACGAACTCCTCGGCGCCCTCGTACAGGCCCGTGGTCGCCGCGCGCGCGAGAGCCTGCTTGAAGAGACCGCCCGAAGCCTTGTCCCAGCGCGAGAACATGCGCGAGATCTGACCCGAGATAGGGAAGCTCTCACTGGTCCCCACCAGGGCGTTCGCGATGCCAGCCATCCAGCGCGCGGTCTCATCGTCGGTGAACTCCGCCGCCTCCCAGTACCCCTGCGTCAGGCCCTGAGCCGCACCCACCGAGGCGACCTTCAGCCCCGTGGAGACCGGCCCTCCAATCCCCACGCTCGCGAAGAACCCCAAGCTCGATCCGATGCCCTGGCCAACCACGTTGGGCAAAGACCCCTCCGTCCCCTCGGGTACGGGCACGATGCGGGCCCACGCATCGTCGGTGCGGCTCGCGAACTCCTGCGCGATGCGCTTCACCTCCTCCCGCTTCTCCGGATGGATGCGCGGCGCGCGCCCACGGCCACGGCCAGGCTCGTCCACCGCCGCGCTGATCCCAAGGGCGATCATGTCGTTGGTCATGCTGTCGACGAAGCTCGTCCAGCCCTGAAGCACGCCAACGCCAGCGGACTTCGCGTAGTCAGCAACGCTGGGCTCGGGCGGAGGCGGTGTCACCTCGTCCAGCATCTTCGCGAACGCCAGGTCGCTGGCCTTCCCCCGCTTGCGGGCGTCCTCGCCGAGTCCGCGCCTCAGGCGATCGAGAGACTTCTCGTTGTCAGGCTTCGAGCGGTCCTCGTCGAGCGCGCGCGCAAGGCCACGCTCCGCCATGATCCGATCGATCAGCTGGTCCTGGCTCGGACCAGTCAGCGGGTCCTCACCGCGGAGGATGCGGAGGAGCGGATCCTGTTGCCCGGGGAGCGCCACTCACTGCCCTAGTCGCACGGCCATCTCGTCCCAGAATTCTGCCGGGACATCGGAGCGGGGAATGCCCATCTGCCCGAAGGCAGCGACTAGGCCATCGACGTCCCTCGTCGCGAGGAACTGCGTCACCAGCGTGGTGAGCACGCGCTTGTCCGCGCCGGCCCACCCAGGACCGCCGCGCTGCAGGTGCAGATCAAAATCCACCACACCCGTGGGCTCGATCTCAGGCTTCTTCGCCGCACCCGGCCTTCCGGTCCACCCCAGCCCACGCGCGATGCGCGAACGGGTGCGCTCAAAAACCGCCTTCGACTCAGGATTCTCCCAATTCACCTCGCCCTTCGAGTTGCGGCGCACCTCAGGGTCTTCGCTTGCAATCTGGCGCGCCCACAGGTCGAGCGTCTCTGCCTGGTCGGTCGTCATGCTCGCCATGTCGCCACCCTCGCGCAGGCCGAAGAGATCCTCGATCGACGAACGCTTTCCGCCGAAGGCAGAAAGGTCGACCGTCGACTTCTTCTCCTCCACGTCGTCCTTCTCGCCGTTCACGCGGTTCCACTCGGTCTGGATCGCTCGAAAGCCCTGGCCCGGGGTAAGGCCCTGGGAGGCGACCGCCGCCACGGCGCCCATCACCACGCGATTGGTGCCAAGGCCCATCGCCTGCACCATGGCGGACATGCTTTGGACCTGGGTCTGACGCCACTCGCGGTCGGTCTGGTCCTCGTGCCACTCCTTGTAGCGCTCGCGGAACTGCGCCTCCGCGTCCCACGGAGAGAGCCCCTCCCCCGTCTCCGCGTCCCACGCGTCGACCGCGTGAACCAACGAACCCAACCACTCCTCCTCGCCAGGCATCACTTGACGCCTGAGCGCAGCACGCAATGCCCGCGACACGTCGCGCTGCGCAGCGCCGCCCACGTTGCGGGCGTTCTCCTGCGCGAAGTGCTGCTCTGCCAGGGCACGCGCACCGGGGCTCAAGTCACGGACCAGGTCCGTGAGCTTGGCCATGTCCTGCTCGGACTTCTTCAGCGCAGCGTCAGTCTCCACCTCGACAGCACGCTGCGCACCCACCAGGCCACCCGTGAGGAAGCCCATGGACCCCGGCGCAGAGCCCGAACCCTCCGCGCCCGCGACAAAGCCGCCCTCCGCGCTCGGCATCTGTGCACCAATCGACGCGTCGCGCTCGGCCTCGATGTCCGCCGGAGAACTCACGCCACCAACCTTGCGCGCAGCGAACTCGGCGTCAGCCCTGCGCTCGCGCTCCTGGCGCGCGCGGTCCTCCGTCGCCCACTCCAGCTGCTTGGTGGCGATCTTGTTTGCGAGCTCGTTCTTGTCGCGCTGCATCTGCAACGCGGAGAGCTGCACGTAGGTCTGGAGTGCAGCCTGGGTCGCTTCCGCGTACCCGCTGCCCGTCTTGTGGAGTTCGATTACCGGCATGTCAGAAACTCGGTCCGAGGATTGATCCACCACCACCCACAGCGCTAGCCGATCCGCCGCCTCCGGTCTTCCCGCCCAGCGCGGCCATCATCCCAAGCTGGCCGATCGCACTCCCGAGGCCGCCCCCACTTCCACCTTGGAAGGATACCCCTCCGTGCAGTGCACCGATCGCCTGCTGTGCGTTCAGCATCGAATCGGAGTAGTGCGACTGAGCATTAGCCATGGCAGAACCGCGGCCGACCTCCAGGGCTGAGAAGGTGTTCGCCAGGGAGCCCGCCAGGTTGTCGAGCTCCGCGCTCTCCACCGACCCGGAAAGCGCCGACGCCTGCACCCCAAGCGAAGAACCGCCCAGTCCGCGGCTCGTCAGGTCCGCATCGATGCCGGCCGTGCGCTGCGCGCCGCGCTCTTTGATGTCGCGGCGGTTCGACTCACCGATCGCGCTCGCCGCGCCGATGCCCTTGTCGAAGCCGCTGCTGATGAACCCTTGGGTCTTCTCCAGGTTCTGCTCCCCGAACCCTCCCGGACCCGACCATTGAGAGATTGCAGCGACGGCTTTCTCAATCTGACTCAGGGTCAGCTGCTTGGCCTTCGTCGCGTCCTTGCGCGCCTGGCCCTCCCCGACCGCACCGCCAACCAGCCCGGCCACGGGTCCGATCAATCCAGATACTGCGCTTCCCATCAGAGCTCCTTCACGTACATGTGCTCGATCAACTTGTACCCGTCGCGCCGCCTGACGCGCGCAAGGGCCGGATAGCGATCATTCTCCGGGCAACCCAGGACCAGCCGCTTCGCACCGATATCCACGCTCCACGACTCTGCCATGCGCAGGAGCGCCAGGTTCCCGCCGAACCAGAAGATCTCGCGGGACTCCAATTCCGCATCGAGCGCAGGCGCGATCAAAAGCCCCATCGCCCCCTCCACGCGCCCCCCCTCATGCTGGCGGAGAATCACTCCCAGATTCTGGGCCAGGACACCACTCCACATCTGCAGGCACCAGTGCGCGTCGAAGACGTTCCCGAGCTCCTTCGCCCTCGCGAAGATGGACTCGATCTCAGCGTCAGACCTGACCACGGAAATCATTCGTCGCTCTCCTTCTGACGGAACTCGGCCGTGGGCGAGCTGATGATCGTCCCGACCAGCCAGGAGGTTCCGTAAAAAAGCATGTAAGCATCCTCGATCTGCGCGGCCGCCGGAAGGTCGAGCCACCCCGTAGACTTGTACCCGGTTGACGCCGAATCGAGCGATGTGCCCGTCACCTGGGTCCCCGCGCCGCCCGTACCGCTGGTGTCATACCGCAGGTCCGCTGTGGATCCGCCGGCAGCGGCGTTGGCCACGTAGAAGCTGAAGCGGACCTTGTCGTACAAGCGCAGGTCCACCCGCCTACGCGCGCCCGACCCCCAAGCCACGGTCGACTGGGCCATCCACTCACCCGCGCCCGCATAGATGCTGGTTTGCCTCGGAGACCCCAAGGAAAGCACCATGTGGTTGCGGTTTCCTTTCTCCGTGTAAGGCGTGCCGCCGACACCAACCTCCTCGTCCAGAAAGCCGCCATCGCGCAGGTTCACGATCAGCTCGTCGACCTTCGCGGAGATCTCTGTCGGATCGGTCAGCCCCTCCAAGGTCTTCACCCCGACCGCCGGGCGGATCGTGCGCCGGCCGAACGTGTCGTACCCGAGCACGTCCTCGTCCTCCGGGCGACGGGACTGCCGCTGCTGAGCCTGACGCTCCGCCGTCGGCGTCATGCCGTGGCTGATGCGCGCTCCCGCGGGCGCCGAGGAGATGTCGCGACGCCTGGTCATGCCACCTCGATCAGCCCGCTGCGGACCACGAAGACCTCCACGTTGATGATCGCGAAGTACTGTCCATCCGACGCGTTGATCAGTTTCAACCAGAGGTAGTTCCCGCGTACCTCGGGGCGCTCGAACGCGTTGTTCCCGGGACCGCAACTGCCCGACTGCTGGGGGTCCACGAGGGGGTCGTCCACCGACTCCGTCACGTACCACTCCCAGCGGCACCCGTCCCCCTCGCGATCCAGCTCGACGCGGAACATGTCGAGGGCGGTCACGTAATCCTCGTCGTCGAAGTACGGCCCGTAGAGCACGTTCGCGTCGATCGCCTCGTCGTCGTCCGAGAAGCTCGTCTCGTCGACGTAACGCACGAAGCCATCCTCGCACCCGTAGAGGATCAGGCGGTCGGTGGGGTCGTCACCGTCAATCGAGGTGATGGCTGTCGGGTTGTGGTCGGTGTCAGCGAACGAATCGGGGAACCAGCCGCCCGTCTTGCGCTCCCAGAAGTACCCCTTCAGCTCCGCACCTCCATCATCGAATGGCAGCTGCACGATGCGGATGCCGTCCTCGCGCACAGACCACTCCATGGCGATGTGCACCGAAGTCAGGTCGAGGTCGAAGAGCTCACGGTCGATCGACGTCGAGGAGATGCGCACGGGCATCGACCCGGGGACCCAGCGGTACACGCCGCCCTCCGATCCGAAAAAGTACAGCACCCCCTCAGGATCGCGCACCCAAGGAGAACCCAGGGATCCGCCAGTCACGTCCGAGGCCAGCTCGATCTGCCCGCCGGCCGCGGGGTCGCCGCGCATCACGAACAGATGATGGTCGCACAGGAAGATCAGAAGGTCGCGATCGTAAGGGACCAGGGCATTGATGATGTCGGGCACCTCGCCAGGGCCGTCCGTCAACGAGCTCGTCATCGCCTGCGTCTGCGTGATCACGCGCGGGAGGACGTTCCAATTGAACGGCTTCCAGGCCTGTGCCATATGCCACGCGTTGGCGTTGTCCGGGTCGCGCGCCAGCGTGGCCCGGCCACGCCAGAAGGTGAGCAGCTTGCAGCGCGGCGGAACGCGCCCGGCCGTCTGCGATTCCCACTTCAAAACCTCGTCAGTGACCGGGTCGTAGTAGAGGCTGTTCACCCCGTCGACGATGAAGAGCTTGTTGAAGGCCGCAGCCGTCTGAATGATCTGCGGGTCCGTTTCCAGCTCGGGCTTCGCGATCGTGTTTGGGCCTACTGGGCTCACACCGCCGCCCGCACCGGCTGTCAGCCTGAAAATATCGCCATCTACCGCGGTCACTACGGTGATATTTCGGTTCGAGCCCGTGGTGGATGTCACGCTGACCAGGCGCAGCTTTTCCACCGCAAAAGACGACGACGTCCCCGAAATCGGTTCGGTCTGAAGCAAGTAGATGAACTCAGGCCGCGTCGGCCCGCTGTCCTGGTACTCCGGCGTCTCCGGCACGGGGGGGAGCAGTAGCGCGCGACCGCGGCTCGTGTACTGGCCGCTGGCCGTGTGAAGGTACGACAGCATCTGCGTCGCCACACCTGAGGCGCCGTCCTTCTCGTAGCCCTCTATCTGCACCTGACCGGTGCTCGCGTTGCTGAAGTCGTCGTGGTGGTAGACGTTGTCGAACTCGTCGACAGCGATGTTCCGCCACACCTGGTTCAACACGTCCGACGAGGTAGCCCACGTCTGCTCCCAGTACGTCGACCCGGTCGGATCCATGTTCGGCTCGTCGCCGTCGTCGACGATCTTGCAGAACGAAGCATCCTGGGTCGCGCCAGAACCCCGCGCCCCAGACGTGTAGATGTCGCCCTCCGAGTTGACCTCACACGCGAACCCGATGCCGCCCGGATGGTAGTTCGCTGGAGTCGTCCCGGGCGTGTGCGTCGCGGCGGCCAGCGACTCTATCTGCCAAATCTCCGTGCCCTGGCTGTCGTACTTCGTCAACCACTGATTGTGTGCCGGCGTGAGAGGGCTCAGCGACTGAGCCGAGGTGAAGATCTCGCCAGCATCGTTGATCGCCAATCCACGAGCCACGATCTCAGTCGAGAACGTGATGGTAGGAATCGGCGCCGTGGTGGTCCTGTACTGCTCGAACACCTGGACCTCACACGCTGCTCCGCCGGCATCGTGAGCGAGGATGTACAACGTGTCCGACTTGATCTTGATATTGGTCACGTACGAAGTGGTCGACGAGACCTCAACGACCTTCTCCCACGCCAGACTGTACGTGTCGTCCGGTTCAGCCCTGAACCGGTACAGGCGGGCATCGGCGACGCTCCCACCCTCGCTCATCCCGATGTACACATCGTTGTTCCTGTCCACGGTGAACGCACGCACGAGACCTGACGCGTTCGGAAGAGACTTCGTGTAGAGCAGCACCCCGTCGGAGTTGTACTTGGCCCACGCCAAGGGGACGCCGCTTCTCTTCTCGTGGACGACGTACAGGGAACCGGACGTGTCCATCGCCGCGACAGCCACGTCGTTGGTGTCTGGGAGCTGCTTCTGCCACTCCGCTACGATGCTGCCGTCCGCGATGGCCGCGTAGGTAATCAGACGGTCGTCCGTGATCACCGCGTCGAGGAGCTGCACCTTTTCAGAGCCGGCCGCAGGACCGGAATGCACCTCGGACGTGTTCCACTGGGTGAACCCGCTACGCTTTGACCCCTTGATCTCCCCATCCTTCGGGGAGATCCCGCGCATGTTCTCGATCGCTCGCGCGGTGAGCTCGGGCTGCTTGCGCGCGCTGACCACGCGCGACTTGCCCTTGATCGGGAAGGGGGATTCGATTCGCCTCGACATCAGGGCATCGAGGAACGGAAGTAGACCGCAACCGCCTGATTGTCGGTGGCGCTCGCGAGCTTCGCCGAAACACCGTCGCGTGTGTTGACCTGAACAGGCAGAAACGGGCTGCCCCCGGCGGTCGCGTCAAACAGGTACGACGCCGCGTGCGCCCCGTCGTGACCGAAGATGTGGACCACCTCGTCGGCCGGGGTGCCGCTCGCAATGGCCGACTGGCCGTAGCCAGTGATGAGCGCTCCGGTCCAGTCGGCGCAGGTCGAGTGGGCCTTGATCTCCGTGTAATCGCCCGCGTGCATCCGCTGCATGAACCCCGTCAGATTCGGGGTGCCGGAATCGAATCCGGCCAGGACCATGTTGCCCGATGTTTCGGAAACGATGATCGGGGACGCGGCGGTGACGTGGACCTTAGCGTCGGATGCGCCGCGCTCGGCGTGCAGGATGTCCGGGTTGAGCGACGTGCCCGAACCATAAAGCGTGCCACTGCCGGTCGCATCGCTATGGGCGTCCTGACCGTCGATCAGTGCCTGGCGCAGGTTCTCCGCACAAGCATCGGCGTCAGCGCCGATGAGAATGGCGTTCTCCTCCGCTCCAGGTGCAGCCCTCCAGGTGTAGAGGTTGCTCCCCACCGTGATGGTCTGGGCCGCCGTCGGCAGCCCGCTGAAGGCGAACTCAGCGGAGTACTTGTCAAACGGATACACGAGACCCGTGTTGAGGGTCCCGTCGGTGGACGACATGAACGTCGTGTCCTGGAACACGAGGAAGTAGGTGTTCCCGCGGATGCGCGGATCGCTGAGTGTCATCAGACAGGCCCCCCTGAAAGGGAATCGTTGTTGAAGAGAGAGAAGTTGCGGCCCGCCATGTCCGCGTGTCCGTTGGAGATAGGACCCGCCTCGACCTGGAAGGAAGCGTCGCGCTGGCGTGCGATCTGGTACGTGTGCGACTCGGAGACCATCGCTATACGCTGGTCGAATCCAACGCCCTCGTGATTGTGGAGACCCATCCAGGCCTCGCGACAGAGGTTCTTGTACAGACGGTAGAGCCAATCAGGGACACGCACCGAGCTCGTGTCGGTCGACAAGTACACCCAGCCCGTCTTCGCCCACGCGGTAAACCCCTGCACGGAATCACCCTGAGGAGCGGGCCACACCTCACCGACAGGGCGCGGGATGCCGTTCGCATCCTCGGGCCACGAGAAGCACACGAAGTACTCCCAGGGTGAGGTGGTCTCCAGCGCGCTCGTCCGCTTGTGCAGCATCGTGGCCTGGTCGACCATCGTGATGCCGTTGAAGAGGCCGTCGGTCACCTCCAGCTTCAAGACCTCCTTGATCGTCTCGTCCACGTCGAAGGTGTCGAGGCGCAGGGTCACGTTGATGTCGCTCGACGAGATGTCGCCGGCCGCTGAGATGTCCTCATCCAGAACCAGACTGACCGGTCCAGAACCGGACGTGCCCGTGACCGACACACGCTTCCCGGTGATGCCGGTCGCAAGCCCCGTACCCGAGTTGATCAGCACTCGATCACCCACCAGGTGGACGTAGTCGGCGAAAGGATCACCCGTCGAGGGCACCAGCAGCTTGGTCGAGTCCGTCCAATCACAGGTCGAGTCCTCGATGATGCCGCGCAGGTCGAAGTAGAAAGGGCGCGGCTCCTTCCATCTCCAGGAGCGCATCGAGCACAGGTACTCGCCCATGTCGTTGGCCACATCCTGCATCGACAGATTGGCAGATCCAGGGCCACGTAGGGCCTGGGTCATCTCCTTGTAGATCTGTCCTGCGATGAGTCCCATGCGTTGCCCCTGGTTGTCTGAAGGGTGCCGCCCGCCACGAGTGGGGTGCGGCGGACGGCACCACCGAAGAGAAGAGAGAGACCGAGGGGTCTAGACGTCGTTTCCGAACCCCTCGATACCGTTGACAATGCCGTTGCACTGCCCCGAGGCCACCAAGCTGGTGCAGAGCACGATCAGCTTACCGCCAGTGGAACCCGTCGCCGCGGCCACCGTTCCATCGGTCGTAGTGTCCGGCACACCGAAGTGACCGAACGTCATGCCCGCGGTCGCGCGCACGCCCGTGAACTTTCCACGGACCGTGACCCAACCATCGGCCCCGGCCGCCGTGACTTCTTCCGCGAAGCCGTAGAAGTAGCCCTCCGCACGCCGGAGGGCAGTGGCGGAGACGGCCATGTCCTTCACCGTGTTGAACGCGTCCGACCCGGGAGCGCCACCCTCGCCGAAGGTCAGCGTAGTGGTGTCCATGTCGAACATCATGTGGTCGCCCACAACGGCAGCGTCGGTGAAGCGAACACGGACACGACGCAGAGCGGGAAAGAGACCCTCACCGGGTCCGCCACCTGCTTTTTCGAAACTCATAAGACTCTTCCTGTTCCTCGTTCGAGGAGGTCAGTGCAGTCGCCGCCCACCGGAACACCCGGCGGGCGGCTAGTGCAGGTTCAGTTACTACTCAGTCGAGGGCGGGGTGACGTAGCCGACCTGGTCGTCGGACGGGTACAGCGTCCCCTGGGTGCGGGCGTTGTGGAGCACCACGTTGTAGTAGGTGTCCACGTACACGGTGTGCCGCGAGGGCTGCCGGTACGGGTTCTGCGGCGGGTGCTTCTCCATGTACATCTCGCTGTGGAACAGCGGGCATGCATCGTCGAGGTTGAAGAAGTGGAACCGCGGCCCGGAGTTGTCGTCGCCGGAAGTGTCGTCGTAGGTGCTCTGCGCGCCAGTGGCCGTGCCTCCGGCACCGCCCGTCGGGTAGATCGCGGCGGTGTCGAGACGCGACGCGTACTCCACGGGCACACCGTGGATCGTCGGGTTCGGGTAGGCCGGGTCCTGACGACCGGTGTAGACGAAGGTGTCCTGACCGGTGCGCATCGAGTCCTCGTACATCATGACGCCATCGAGCTGGGTCCACACGACCGCAGGCATGGTCGACTTCGAGCTGAAGTGCGCCATGTCCGGAAGGCCGTCGTAGCCGAGCTGACGGAACATCCGGCTCATCGCCGGCAGAATGGACGGGGTGCCCGTGCCATCGTTGTCGTACGACAGCCGCTGCGGACGCCACTGCGCTTTGTTGACCCGACTGATGCCCTGCACCGTGGTGGTGTAGCCACCGTCGGCGCACAGGCCGTTGTCGAACTCGTTGTTGAAGACGGGGAACGACTGGGGCTGCTTGCCCGAGGTCGTCGACTCCATCTCCGTCGCGTTGGCCGTGGCCCAGAGCTGACGCTCCATCAGCTTGAACTGGTCGATCCACATCGCCTGTTCGAGCTGCTGCTTGAAGGTGAAGTACACCTTGTGGCGCGCCGTGCGGCCGAGGCCGGCGACGTTCAGCTTGACCGTCTCGTCGTCGTAGGTGTAGCTCGCGCGCATGAAGCGCCACGAGGCTTCCCACGAGGACACGGTCTGCGGCTGACTCGGAGACTCTTCGTCGCCGATGCCGTAGAAGTGAGCGGAGTTCTGATCGTCGAGCATGATGAAGCTCTTGATCGACTTGCCGCCCTGGAGATAGTGCCGGGGGCTCTTCCCGGACAGCAAGCGGCGCCACGCCGACTTGCGGTACGAGAGGGCCTCCACCATCTTCTGGGGAGTGTTGAGGTACGAACTGTCCTGCGCCTGCAGGAAGTCCGCAAAGACGGTCGGGATGCTCATTGTCGAGTCCTGTGAGCCGGTCTGCGCCGGCCTGTTACTGCGCCGCTAGGTCAGCGATCCGACGCCTCCAACCGGTCGAGGACCGACTGAGCTGCACCGAATTCAGTGAGCTTGGCCGAGGGCCTCTTGCCGCCGGGGCGCCGCACGTTTCCACGCTTCTTTGCGGCCGCTTCCTTCGAAACCTCAGCCTTGGCTCCGTCCTTGAGCTCCGACCGAAGCAAGATCCCCGAAGCGTCCGAAATCGCAGCCTTGACACCCTCCATGGGGTCCATGTGCGCATAGTCTCCGGTCGCTAGCAGGGTCTTCGCCTTGGCCTGAACCGGGGCGTACACCTCGGCATCAGCGAGCTGCGGGAACGGCGCTCCGTCCCCAGACGACAGCTCAGTCCTCGCGCCCCGGTAGAGCACCGCACCAAGCACGCTGTCGAGCTGAGCGAGGACTTCGATGCCCTGGTTCAACTGCTTCATCAGCGGCTCCGTGAGCGCCGTACCGAACGACGTAAGGGCCGGCCCGACGGTTGCTTCGTCCACACCGATCGCGTCCGCGAAGGTCTTCTGCGCAGCTTCGAGGGTGGCAGTTGAGGGGTGGCCGGCGGACTCGACATCTCCCGGCTCCTCTCTGCTCTCGTCCCTGCCGCGACCTTCCTTCAGCGACTGTACGGTGCGTGAATGCTCGTCGAACTTCGCGTCGGTGGCGGCCTGAGCCGCCGACAACGCTCCACCATCCGCGAGGATCTCGGCGCGCGTGAGCTTGCCGATCACCCCGTTCGAGATCTTGGCACGACGGAGTGCGGAGATGGCGCGCTCGTAGTCGCCGTCCCCCTCGCCTGCCACGGTCTCTTCCTCCGAGGTGCCGGGGTCGGCCTCCTCGGTTGATTCCTCCTCGGGCTCTTCAGTCTCCGGCTCGTCCTTCGGCTCCCGCTCCTCGATGCCAAAGACATCACGCGTGCCACCGAGCTCGACGTCCTCGTCGTCGCCGTCCTCATCGTGCTTGTCCAACCACGCGCTCGGCGGCTCAGGGTCGCCCATGGCACCCATGCCGGTGTCCCCGATCGCCTCCACCAAGGGCACTTCTCCGTCTGCTCCGTACATCTTCGTTCTCCTCAGGTCTGGACGAACCCGCCGTCCTCGGTCTCGGTCGCCGGGGCGTACTGGCCGTACTGCCCCTTCGTTTCGAAGTGAGCGACCCCATCAGCGTCGTAGGCGCCGCCGAACTTCTCGATCGGCGGCATGTTCTTGGCCATCGCGGTGCCCTTGAGGGGCAACGTGTAAGACGTGACCGAGTCGCGCTGAGCGCCACGGCCAGCACCCTTCTGCGAGGGGCCACACTGGGGCATCTTGGCCGGGTAGACGTAGGTCTTGCCGTCTAGTTCGACCCGATCGAACGAGCGGGGCTCGTGCTCCATCCTGAGCACGACGCGATCCTCCATCGACTCGACGTTGACGAACTCGTACTCATTCACGCGCCACCTCCGGCTCGCAGGGCCGCGGGCCGCATCGCGTCAGCACTCGACCCAGGCCCGTCCGAAGTCGAGTTCTGCGGCTTCATGCTCTTCGGCGCCGCAGCGCCACCACCACCAATCAGCAGCCTGGTCGGTCCCGAGCTCTTGCCCACGCGCGCTTCGGGAGCGCTCGTCTCCTGTGGCTCCTGCAGCGCCTGCTGCGCGTGGAGCTCCCGCATGTCCTGGATGACCTTGTGATCGAACACGCGCGCAACGTCCGGGAACCCGGCACGCTCCGAGGTGAGCTCGATCAACTCGGGCATGATCAGGTGAGGGTAGGCGTACGCCATCTCGCTCAGGCGAGCCACGTACTCGATCTCCTCGAACGCCTCCTGCTTGTCCTGCTCCGGCGAGTTGTAGGCCAACGACTTCACGTCAACCGTCAGCTCGAAGTCCTCCAGCGGCTCGTTACCACCTCCGCGGTAGACCGGGTTCTGCATGCCCAGGTCTTGCGCAGCCTCGCCGCCCAGCATCGCGTAGATGCGGTCGTCCTTCAGACCGAAGTGCAGGATGCCCATCAAGTCCTCGACCATGCCGTCGATGAACTTCTTCTGCGTGTACCCCTGGCGAGTACCGGCCGAGGCAGAGGCGATAGCCGCCTCCGTCGCCGTGGCGTCACCGGACAGCTGACCGCGCTGCGTGTCCGTGATCCCGAGGTTCTCGTCGAGCACGTTCGAAAGGCGGAACTCCTGCTCCTGCATCTGGCGGTCGAGGCCGCCGATGGTGAGTTCCATCACCCGGTCCTTGTCCAACCCCTCGTGGTAGAAGGCGTAGTCGTGCTGGCCCGACTTGATCAGGCGCACCAAGTCCGGATCGTCCGCCAGCGCCAGGCGCTTGTACTTGCGCGCCGACGCGTTGTTGGCGTTGGCGATGTCGTTCAGCTCGCGCTGCTGGTCCCAGGTCGCCACGAGCGCAGAGAGGGGCCACGGGCGGTTGGGGACTGTGTACGTGCCGTACAGGTTGTGCGGACCGCGCCGCGGACCGAAGTAGTCCACCTCCGGCTTCAGGAACACCGCGTCACCCTCGGTGTTCCAGGCCACCGTGGTCAGCGTGCCGAAGTAACCCTTCTCCTCGGTGTTCTCCTCGTCGATCTTCCCGCTCGGGTCCCAGAACGTGTAGTAGCTGATCGGCTCCGCCACGTCCCCGTCCGCGTCGCCTTCGAGCTCGGGGCGGGCCTTGTTCACACCCTCGCCGATCGCCAGGTGCTCGATCGCATCGAGGTCCCAGCCCTCGCGGTCGGCCGGCGGAAGCTCAGCGTCCGCCTTGGCCATGTCGCGCATGACCTCCATCTCCTCGATGGTCATGTGCCACGAGTGGCGCTTAGTCTCCCAGCTCGTGGCCGTGTGGTCGAAGCCGCACTGGCGCTGCGGGATGCGGAAGAGCTGCGGCCACCACACCGGGTTGCCGTGCATCAGAAAGCCCGGACGCGGCTCCATCATCACGCCCGTCATCGACCAATTGAACAGGTAGTCCGTGCCCACCGCTTCGAGGTGCTTGTGGAACTTCGTGTCCACGATCCAACGGTTGATGAAGTGGTGCTCGGCCTTGGCCACGAAGCCATAGGGGCCGCGCCGGCCAGACTTCACGTGCACCCGGGGGCGCGCGAACGCCAGGGAAGGCAGCGTGTTCGAGATCAGACCGAAGGCCGCGTTGTACGGGTCGTGACGCCCGTCCGTGACCGTCCCAGGCTCATAGGCCGGGCCAAAGTAGCGCTGCACCGCCTCGTCGAAGTGCGTCAGACCCTTGTCGCGCCAGGTTTCATCCCGGCGGATGCGGATCATCATCGCCTCTGCGTCGGTCCAGGCGGTCTGCATCGCTTCGCGATCACCCTCTTAGTTGTCGCCGTAGGGGATCCCCCATCGACGGAACTTCTCGTTGAGTCCAAGCCGGTCGTTCAGGCTCCCCGGCTCGAAGTGCTTCTGCACCGGAAGTGTGACCTTGGAGTGGTCCCTGTTCCAGGTGCAGGCACCCCTCAGGGTGTCGCATCCGTGGTCAATGCAGCGCGGATCGGGGATCTCGCCACCGTGCGGAGTGATCTTCCCTGGCACGTTCTCGGGGTAGACGTAGGAGCCTATTTCCATGTGGGTCTGCCATGGAAGTCGGGCCCGCTGGAGCTCCGGATCGACGCCGAATCGCAGGCAGTCCTTCAGCAGGTAAAGCCCGCGTGAGCCGTCGCCCCTCTGTTTCATCCTCTGCCTGGCCTCGTCGATGCCGGCCTTTTCGTTCGTGATCCCGCGAGTCTTGCTCCAGAAGCGCGCAAGCGGTTTCCCTTTCGGGTTCACGCGCAGCTTGTGGTTGATCGCCTTCACGTAGTCGTGGTCGTGGTCGGTGAGGATGAAACGGATCGGAAATTCGTCCATCAATTCCGCCCAGAATTCCGCCCACTCACGGTGGTCGTGCTGGGTCTTGTACACCTCGGCGACCATGTACATGCGATCGTCAGCGTCCAGGGCCCACACCTGAGCGACGCCCGGCTCCTCGTGCCCGATGTCCGCGGCGCCGAAGAACTTGAAGAGCTCGCGCCGGCATTCGACCAGCTCGCCCGTGTCCTGGTCGATGGTGTCCCACCTCGGGCAGCGCAGGAAGTAGCGGCCGTCGTCGTGCTCGACCTCGGCCCGGATCATGTGCTCGCGAGGGTCCCAGGGGCGCCACACGCGGCCGGCTGCGCTGCACCACTGCCCGTAGAACAGACGCTGCAGGATGGCCCCGTCCATGGTCTCGATCAGACGCGTCAGGTACTCGATCCCAAAGTCCGTCCAGCTCTTCGACGCGTCCCCGCAAGCCTTATACTTGTCGTGGTCGAACAGCATCGGGTTGTCGACGAAGCGACCCACGATGCGGTGCAGCACGCCATCGATCGCGCGCTGGTTGGCCCAGTGCCACTCGTCTTCCGGGTTGCAGTCGCCCAGGAGGATGCGGAACGGCGTGCCCTGCCGGCGCAGACCACGGTGCAGGGACTGCCACTTGTCCGCCCACGTCTCCTGCATCTCGCAGAAGTAGATCCAGTTCCACTGGCTGGAGTACCACTTGCGGGGCTCGTCAAAGCCGCCGAGCACGACGCGCCCGCCGAGCATCGGGTGGCTGTACTCGTCGCGATACGCGGCCTTCGGCCCATCGAGGATGATGGGGTGATCGACGGACCACACCTCCTGCTCCCAGATGGGGAGGAAGGTCTCGTTCAGGCTCTTGCGCGTCTCGCGCAGCACGAGGCCCTGCGACAGCGGGAAGGCCGCGCACATGGCCTTGATCCACTCGCCCACCATGCGCGTCTTGCCGCAGCCGGCGACGCCCTCGAACATCGCCTCTTGCGGCACCTGGTCGGCGGGGATGGTCCCGTCGATCCAGTCGAACATCTGCACACCCTCGCCGTACGCGACGTAGGTCTTGCCGGCGTTGTAGGCGGTAACCTGCGCAGCGTCGAAGGGGGTGGCGATCATCTAGTGGATCTATTCACCCACCATCGGCCTGCTGCAGCAACAGTCTTGCTCCAGAAGCGCGCAACTGAGAACAGCCCCATGGCCTTCCAGACGTAGGTGGGGGACTGCTTGGCGTCCATGAACTCCCCGAACAGGCTGATGGCTGAGAAGGGCTTGGGGCGCCTCCTGTCACGCTTCTGACGCCGTGACTCCCAGACCCTGCCCTTGCCCCGCTTGGGCCTCATTCCGCTTCCCTCATCCGCCTGCGCCGCGCCTGCCGCTCGGCGTAGGCGTCCGAGTTGATGTACCGGTGCAATGCGTCGCCCCATGCCTCACCCTCGCGCCACTGCGCATAGATGAGCTCGTAATCGCGGCGGTCGAGAGGCTCGGGCATCCAGTCCAAGTCGGCAAAGGGGTTGCTGGCGTCCATCATCGCCGCGGCCTCCACAACGAGCGCAGCCCGTCGTACACCGCGGCCAGCGCGAGAGCGATCACCAGGAGCTCGGTGGCGTAGGGCATCACTCGCACTCCAGCTCTAGAGCGAGTCCACCCTCTCGATGATCGCCTCGATCTTCGACCGGACTACCTGCTTCGTCTCTCTCGTCCATCGCTTCACTCCTGGGTCAGTCATCGCGTAGATCTCGCGCACGCCCTCGATGAGCGCACGCTCAAGCGGCGTCGGCCCGCGGTCATGCACGAGCCGACGCATGGTGTCCTGGTCCTCCGCAATCTGGCGCTCGAAGCTCACGCCTGAGCCCCCACCTCCCAATCGGGATCACCTAGCGTCTCGTTGAGCGCTGCCTCCACGTACGCCGCCGGGCGCCCCACGTAGCTCTGCAACGCGCTCAGGGTCTTCTCGCAGATCGGACCGTCCATCTTGACCCACGAGCAGACGCCGTACTCCGCAGTGACCACGAGCGCTCCGCGGCAGCACTCGCCGCTACCGTGCGAGTTCACTCCTCGCTCTCCTCGTCCTCGTCCTCGTCCTCGTCCTCGCTCTCCTCCTCGTCCTCGCTCTCCTCCTCGTCCTCGCTCTCCTCCCCGTCCTCGCTCTCCTCCTCGGGCACAGCCGACTCGGGCGCCTTGGCCGCGGCCAACTCCGCCTCCAACTCCGCGATGCGACTCCTCAGCTGATTCTCGACGAACCTAGTCATCCTTGCTGTCCTCCGTTCCTTTGGTTTCCTCGATCTCCAACACCCCCGGCGGTAGCCGGGGATCCACAGATGTGCGGTCGCGCAGCGCGAGCTGCGGCAACGTGTGCGCCAGGTCGACCGGCTGCGTGACCTTGCCATCCTGACGCTCGAACAGCGTATCGATGCCCTTGATCGGGTCCGCCTCGACCGCCTGCAGCCACTTCTCAGCGAGGAGCTTCGCGCGCTCGGGGTCCTCAGTCAGGATCTTCTTCGCCTGACCCAGCACCGTTAGACCCTTCGGCCTCCCCGACGCGTTGCCACTGTGGCCGGGCGCGAACTTGCCCTGCATCGGCCCCGTGGTGTACCGCCCCTCATGGACGTACTCACCCGTATCGTCGGGCGTTCCCAGCGGATCCCCTGTTCCCTCCTGCTGAGCAGGCTTCACGGTCGAAGCGGCCTTCCTGGCCCTGCCGTTGCCGTTTTTCCTCTCCTCCATCGCGTCCACTCCTTTCCTGCAGCAGGTCAGCCCCTAAGCACAGATTTTCTATGCCTCGAAGACCGCCCAAAAAAAATCCAGGGTCAAGAACATTGTTCCCCAAGGGTAAAAAGAAGCCCTGACTGGCTCCCAGAGCCGATCAGGGCTGTGTGGTCACTCGACAGCTCTCTGTGGTTTCGCCCTCATCCAGCCGTAAACGTCGCCGATGTGTAGCACCAAAATCTTCTGCCCGCAGATGGTGATCGAAGCACCGGCCGCGGGGTTCCAATAGATCCAGGCTCCGACCTCAAAAGGCAGCGGCACGTGGTTGCCATCCATCATGAACCTTCCGGGACCCACGCCCAGCACGGCCCCCTCTGTGGCCTTGAATTCGCGGGCGGTTCTCCCGTGGACGAGCACGCCGCCCACCTCTGTGGCGTCTCCCTGGTCCTCGACGTACAGGAAGTCGTCGATGGGTGTGAAGTCTTCAATCGGTTCCACTCTTCTCCTCCAGCTCTGCGATGTATTCCACCGCTTCTTGCTCGCTTGGGTATTGCAGGTCGAAGTTCCCCATGTCCACGTACGTGGACGCGAGCTCGGGGAACGAGACCACAGAGCGCGCCATGCGTTCTGCGAGTTCGTCGACCACCGGGGTCATGGCCTCGGTGAGTTCCTCCATCTTCAGTCCGAAGAGCTCGCAGTACTTCTCGTGCCGCGCGTCTTGCTCTTCGCTGAACCTAGGCGGGTGCTGCTTCGTGTCCATCGCAGGTCATGTCCCAGACCAGTGGGATCGCTCCAAAGTCGGTCGTGTTGAGCAGGTACACGATGCGGTAGGTGTGAGCACCCACAGGTGTCGGGATGTCGACGCCGTTCTGGTCGCGGAAGGTGTAGCCGATGCCTCCCTTCTTCCAGTGCCCACCTGTGGTCACGGCGCCCTGCATCACCTCGGCGCGGTTACCGCCCTCTATGGTATCGATCGCGGTGGCGGGTGCTGACGCACGCTCTCCGGCTGTCAGGTCGTACACGTATCTGTCGTACCCAGTGCCGGCGCTCCCGGTTCCGACGATCAGTGTCCCCGTGATGACGTCCGTCCCGTCGGGTGCGGGCACGTACGCGATGGGCCAGATGATCTCGCCCTTCGTGAAGTGGTCCTTGTAGTAGTTCCTCATGCGTCCATCCTCGCTCCCTCGTTAGAGATCCCCATGGTGGCTCCTGCGTTCGACACGTCCATAGTGGATCCCTCGTTGGAGACCCCCATCGTGGCTTTGGTCGAGGAGACGTCCATCCTTGCGCCCTCGTTCGAGACGCCCAGTCGCATCGACCCGGACGGGTAGTGCACCGTTGGCCACTCGACGATCTGCGCGTACTCCCGTTCTTCCTGAGCCGACTCGGACCGGACCATCCTCAACACGGTGGACGAGTTGATCTGAATGTCCCCGAACCCACGTGGGACGCCACCACCGGCCCCGTCGGAACTGGTGTCGTACTGCCACACGCTGGCTCTGTCCGTGTCCACGGGACTGAAGAGAGGCACCCACGCGTTCGCCGTCGAATCCGAATCGTCGACCTGCTCTTCCGGGGTCACCCCCGTGGTGTCGAAGTACCTGCGCAGGTGCTGCACCTTCATGTCCCTGACGATCTTCACGTCCTCGGGAGGGTTCCATTCAAGCGCCCACACCACGTGGAACTTCAGCGTCTCCCCGGTGGCCGTGCGTCTGCGCGTGATCAGGTAGCTCTCCTTCGTCTGCCCGAGCGCGCTGTGGTCGACGTGTGCGCTCGTCCCGATCAGATCCTCGGAGTCAGCCTCTACGCAGGACCACGCGTCATCGTTGCCCTGACTGAGCGACGACTCGATCCGGTACTGGTGGTGGAAGAGAGTGCGACCGAGGTCCGCGAACGCATCGAACCCGGCGGCCAGCCCCGACTGTGGAAACGTCGCCGCGGTGATGTCGAGCACTCCGTACTCCTCAGGCGATCCCGTCGTCCAGGCCCTTTGGATCGTCCCTGGTGTTGCGTCGTATCGATACGGGTCATCATCTCGGAACTCGATGCGCTGTAGCTTCCACCACTCGCCCCACTCGATCACCACGATCGAGAACGTGATGGAGAGGAACGGGGACTGCTTTCCGCGTCGCAACGTGACGTTGTAGGTGCTGCCAGAGACCTGGCTGATTGCGTCGGCTGTCCACATCCCCTCGTGCGGGTTGGAGCGACCACCCTCCACGTTCCGCTGCCCCGTTACGAACACCATGACTTGGTTTGGATCGGTGACCGTGAACGACGAAGAGGTCACCTCCGTCTCCACGGTCGATGCGCCGATCCTCTCATCGAGCAGGACGGAGAACCGGTTGGGGTCCGCGGTCCTTCCAGTCCACAGCAGCATCTGGAAACTGATGCCGCAGTCCCTCCCCTCGGCGCCACTCGCACGGCCAGCCAGGAAGCTCCCCGTGGAGATGAAGTCCTCGCTGTCGACATCGCAGCAGACTTGGTTCAAACCCTGGTTGCCCCCGAGCGTCGTGGCGCCGCGACCACCCTTCCGGGAATTCGCGAGCCACACGAACCCGTCGCCGTCCACTGAACCCTCAGGAAGGGTGTAGTCCACCCCGCTCTGAAGGGTCTTGAACACGCCGCCGACCGGGATGGTGCTGGGCAGGTGCAGTGCGGTGAAGTCACTCATGGTTCTTGATCCTCATACGACACTCACTAGCTCGTCGGCGCAGTAGGCGCTGGCCGGCGAGAGCAGGGTAAGCCTCTTCCGTGCCCGAGTCATGCCCACGTAGAACATCCTGCGGATGCCGTCCCTCTCCCCGGGGGTCCCATTCCACTCCGCGTACCCCGACCGCGACAGGTCGGGAATGAGCCACACGTGGTCGGCCTGTCCGCCCTTCACGGAGTGGATCGTGCCCACGATCACCTTTGGGGTGTCCTTCAGCGCGTCCAGTCCACGGCGTTTCAGGACGGTCATCGCGTAGGTGAGCATGCTCCGCCCCTTTGCGGACAGCCTGGCCTGGAGCCAGTGCAGCTCCAATCCGGCCTCTCTGGCCTTCTCCAGGTCCCCCCAGTGTGACCCGAAGCACGCGTGCAGTTCTGACTCGGTCACCCGCCCCGACTCCGCATCCTTGGCCTTGGTCTGGATCAGGGACTTCATCCCCGTGTTGAGCGTGCCCTTGGCACTGCAGACCTCGACCCAGCGCCAGAGCTCCCTCCAGGTCCACAGACGGCCCCACTTCGCCTGTGGTGCGAGAAAGGCGAAGAGCCGGTCCGCTCCACCCCTCAGCGGGTTCCACGCGCCCTGGCGCGTCCTGTACGGGTTGTGGAAGGGCACCCCGGCCACCCGGAGCTCTCTGATCGTCGCGTGCAGCATGTAGCCACAGGAGGCGAGGATCATGTGGGTGCCCTCATCGCGCGCCGCGACCGCGGAGAGAACGTAGTCCACGAAGTACGGAACCTTGTACGTCGAATCGATGACTCGGCAGGCACCCTCCTCCTCGCGCGGCAGGTACTTCGCCGGGAACCGGAAGTCGCAGCGCTCGATCCAGTTCGTGGCCGCGCAGTGCACGGCAGCTGGGACCCGGTAGGACTGCTCCAACACCTTCACGTTCCCCTCCGGCAGGTCGGAGCGGATGAACGTGCGCGGATCGGCGCCCTTGAAGCCGTAGAGGCACTGGTCAGCGTCGCCAACCAGCACCACGAACTCCATCGCGCGTGCCCACTTGCGCACCAACGCGAGTTCCAGCTTCGACAAGTCCTGTGCCTCGTCGAAGAAGCCCACCGTCGGGTTCCCCGGTGCCACGGTGGAGTCCTCCAGTGCGTTCTCGATCATGTCCGTGAAGTCGACGTACCCGCACTCGGTCTTCCAGTCGTCCCACAGCTTTTGGAAGTTGGCCACCTCGTCGGGCCAGGTGTCGCGCGGGACCATGAGCGCGCGCAGCCTCTGCGCTGTCTGCATGAGCGCGTTCCCAGTAGCAGCGTCAGCGCTATACAGAGAATTCGATTCGTCAGGATCCGGTCCGGAATTCTCCAGGGTCAAGAGCGGGTGAGCCTCGTTCCACTCCTTCAGCTTGCCCTCCGCCACCTGTGAACGCCCGGAAGCCCGGTAGCAGACCGCGTGTAGGGTGCCGACGTTGGCCGGGTCGATGTCCACGTCACCCAGCCGGGAGACGAGCTCGATGGCGGACGCCTTCGTGAACGAGGAGACGAGGACCCGGGTGGGTCCGAACTTCTTCACCGCGTCGGCGACCCACTGCGTGGTCTTCCAGGTCTTCCCCGTACCGGGCGGCCCGATGATCAGGTGCTCGTTCATCGCCAGACCCCCTCCCTCTCCGCCATCGCCTGGATGTCGATCTCATTCTGCCGGCGCAGCTCCGCCAGTACCCGCCCCACCGGTTCGGTGGGGTGCGCCGCGGAGGTCATGATCATGCTCCGCCGCTCATCGAGACCGGTCGGACCCCAGCTGGTAGGGACCAGCCAGACCGGCCACCCGTAGCCCTCCTGACGTGCTATCTCGCGGTTGGCGGGGACGATCACCTCGTGGTGGATGAACCTGGGCTCGAAGCTCATCGCCCCCCCAGGTAGAGACGGAAGGGTGTAGCGTCAGCCTCGATCAGCAGCCGCTCCATGCGCCCGCTCTTCCACACGAACCACCGGGGTAGAGTCACCTCCAGACCCCAAAAACCGGCTTTAGAGCCCCGTAAGGGCTTATTTCCGCCCTCCAGACTTTGCCGCTACAGATTTGGCCCCCAAAGGCCTCCGGATGGCCAAAACTTACGCACCCTTTTCCAAAGTGTTCAACCTTGAAACGTTTCAACCATCCCGAACGTGGGAATCCGAGCGAATAGTCCGACTCTGTAGCACGTGTAGCATCACGGTAGCGCGTATGTAGCACTATCCCGACGTCATAAGTCCTTACTGTGCAGTTGTGTAGCACTATAGCGCGTTCCTTTTTTCTTTTTGTCACTTCGAGGGCATGCTTTTTCTCTGCTTATGGGCTGTGCTGCTGTCAGCCGGCAGCGCCCAGGCGCGAAACACCCCCCGGGTCGTGGATCCGTCCGCGAGCTCGCGCTCGTAGGCGAACTGGACGGGCAGGCAGCCGGCGATGCGCAGCTCGGTGCCCAGCCGCCGTTCCCCGTAGCGCTCCCCGCGCATCAGGAGCCACTGGGCGAACTTGTTGATCGTCACGCACAGGCGCCCCTGCGGGTCTGTGAAGACCCCTCTGCCCGTGTAACCCTCTGTGGGGTTCGGAGCCACCACGACCCCTTGCGTGTACTGCAGGAGCCAGGAGGTGATCTGGGAGGCCACCGAGTCCGAGGGGCCCACCGAGACCACCTCGATGGCTTCCAGGAGCGGCTGTACGTTCGGGCGCCACGCGGCCGGCTTGATCGGCGGCAGGTCCACCTGGCAGGCCGTCATCACCGCCATGCGCAGCTTGTTGTGCACCGCGAAGGTCTGCGCGCCCTCCCTCAGCGGCATGTCCACGGCGCGATCCGCCAGGGCCACCACCATCCGGTACGTCGGGGGCTCCCCCTCGAACTTCATGATGGCCTTGATCGAGAAGGGCACAGGAGCGCCCAGGAGCTCGCTCAGCGCACGCAGGCGCTCCTGGCGCAGCGACTCGGATTCCGAGTCGCCCGCCGGCTTGGGGGCGGCCAGGCTCTCCTGGAGCCACTCAGAGGCCTTGCGCCCCTTGTCCGCCGCGATGGCCTTGGCCACCGTGGGGCCCCAGTACGTGTCGCGCAGCTTGAGGTCTTCCCCGTACTTGCGCCGGAAGGCGATCCCGAGGTCGACCAGCTCCTGCTCGGTCCACCCGGCCTTGGCCGCGATCGTCAGCAGCGACAGGTCGTACTCGCTGGCGGAGGCCAGGTCCGTCCGGCGCCGCTCCCACGTCCGGGCGAAGTCCGCATCGAGCTCCGTCAGCAGCATCACCTTCGACCCCGGCGGCTCCGCCGCCGACTGGATCACCGTGTCCCCCGACAGGGCCCCACAGGCGTCGACCGACTTCACCAGCGGCTCGTGGGGCAACCACTCCTCGAAGTCCCCGGGCTCGTAGCGCGCCTCGTCCCGCAGCGCCTCGACCGTGATCACCCGACCGTGCTTCTGACTGACCGTCCCCGGGATGCGCATCACCCGGGCCAGGTCGAAGGTGCTGTCCACCTTCCACTTCCCCAGCCGCTGGGCCGTCTCGTGCGCGAAGATCTGCCACTTGGCCGACAGGTCCGCCGCACGCACACGGTCGGGGTCGTCCAGGAAGTGCCAGAACTCGTTGAACAGCCACCACAGGTGCAGGCCGCCGCCCGTGTCCAGGATCAGAGTCGGCGGCGCCGGCAGCTCCGCCACAAGACGCAGGCACTGCGCCTTGTTCGGCGGGTAGTTCTCCTTCTTGTGCGCCGGATCCACCCAGTCGAGGTCCAGCCAGAACCCCGGGATCCCGACCGCCGTTGACGCGTGGCCACGCACCCGCGACTCCGGCCGGGGCGGCTCCCCCTCCTTCGTCGCGCGCTCGATGGCCGCCGCCTTGTTCTGCAGCGAGGTCCCGAAGTAGACCTCCTCGCCCTCCAGTGACGCCGCGCACTCGGCCGCGGCGTCCACTTCCTCGAACCATCGACACGTCCACGAGGGCTGGCGGCCGGTGAAGAGCACTATCTGCGCGTCCTCGCCGACCGCCTCCCCGAACAGGAGGTCGAAGAACTCCCCCGGTGTCACGCCTGGTGCCTACTCTTCCGAGCTGGCGGCGCGCGGCGCGCGGAGGATCACTGCGTCGGTCTGTGCGGCCTCATACCCGGCCATCAGCTCGGCCATCGCGGCCGAACGCGCCGCCATCTCCCCGGTGAGCGCAGCGCCCGACTTGAAGGTGATCTTCGAGTAGGGCTTCCCCTGGTTGTTCACCGCCGGCTCCAGCCCGAGCGTGGTGACCACACCGTGAGGCTCTGCGTCGCGGTTCATCAACTCCATCAAGTACTTCTTCGCGTTCTTCGTGGAACGCTCCGGTACGCTCAAGAGCAGCGGCACACGGCCACCCTCCATGAAAACGTACATCGTCCAAAAATCATGGCAGGCCTTCCCGCCGCCGTCGTCGAACTGGTTGTGTGGGCACGCGTCGCACGAACCTCCGGGTGTTCCGTAGCCCGTCACCGAGTCGGGACTGGAACAGTCGGGCGGCGCGCCGCTCACGTCGTCCTGCTCGACCCAGTACTTCTTCTGCTTCGCGTGGATCTCCGCGATGATCACGTCGACCGTCGCGGCGCCCTCCGCTTCACCCGAGAGCGAGGGCAGCTCCCAGAGCTTGCCTCCGCCCAACGGGACCTTGAGCTGCAAGAGCTCGAAGCGGTTGAAGTTGGTGAGCAGTCCGCCCACCCGCTGGATCGCGTTGTCCGCGAGCATGGGAAACGCAGAGTCCTCGATCACGGCCAACGCCTCTGTCTTCTTCTTCGCCATTGCTAAGCCTTTCGTACCCGTGCTGTCGACACGGTCTCCATCTCGACCATCTTGGAGAGCCACTCCGGCGGCTCTCCGTCCTTGAACATCTCGCGGCACCACGAGCCGAATGCGCCGGGGTCGACCCACGCGTCCTTCACGATGCCGACCCCGCGCTCCTTCATCGCGGCCGCGACCGCGGAGCGATCGAAACCTTCCTTGAACTTCGGCTGGGACTGCGACCAGACGTAGACGAGGGCCGGGTCGTCGTCGACCGTCAACGGCAGGTTCTTCACCCCGCTGAGGATGAGGTCGGTCTCTACCTCCGTGGCGACCTCGTCGATCTCCTTGTTGAGGACACTGACCTTCTCCCTCAGGACCGCCTTCGTGCGGTAGAGCCGCACGAGGCGTTGGAACTTCTCCAGGTTGATGGATTGCTTCATCGCCCTTCCGCCTGCGCCATGGCCGCGATCTCTTCGCGGCGCCGTTGTGACGCGCTGGTGCGCACCGGAGGCGGCGCCTTCTCCGTCTTCACCACCCCCGGGTCCTCACCGCGCTCCGCGATGGCGTCCTCGTGCGAGGCCACAGCGCCAGCGACGAAGCGCGAACGCATGATGCCGGCTGACCAGGAGTACTTCTTGATCAGCCCCTCGGTGAACTCGATCAGCTTGGTGGGGGAGAACTCCCCCACGATCTCGGTGACCTCGGCCACCCCCAGGTTACGCCGGCGCACCGGCTTCTTCGCGGAGCTAGAACGGGGCGCTCTCTTCTTCTCTTCGGCCATCGGACTGTGCCTCTTTCATTGAATCGACAACGGTGGTGATGATGTCCTTGCGACACTGCAAGGCTTCATAGACAGCCTCGTCGACCGTTCCCGGTGCCACGAGGTGGAAGTAGGTGACCGGGTCGTGCCGGTCCGGTCCGTGGATCCTCGCGAGGGCCTGCTCGTAGTCACCGAGCGAGTGGCCCACCGAGTAGAAGACGCAGTATCGCGCGGCGGTCAGGTCGATGCCAATGCCGCCCGAGCGAATCTGGCAGGCGAGCACGCCGCCGTGCTGTTTCCACAGGTCGAGCTCGTCCACGGAGCCAGAGAGCTCGTACCACATCTTCTGCCCGACGCGGGTGATGTCGGGATTCGGCTTGGTGCTCTCGCCGAACGCAAGCGCTGCTGCGTTGCGGATCTGCGCGAGGTCGTGTTTGTACATCGCGAAGACCACGATGGGCTCCTTGCCCGCGAGCTCGATCAGCTCCTGAGTGGCCTCCATCTTCGCCTTATCTACACGCTCACCGGTCTGTGAGTCCACCGCAGCCCAGCCGCCCGTCAGCTGCGCGAGGCGCGTGAACTTCACGAGAGCGTTAGCGGGGTTGATCACGCCCGACTTGCACTCCGCGGAGAAGCCGGCCGCCAGAGGCTCGTAGATGCGCAGGCAATCCTTCGAGAGCTCGCACTCCACGATCTCGTGCGTGGCCGGCGGGAGGTCGAGCACGTCACGGTCGACCGAGTAGCAGAACTTCGCCAGGCGCCGGCCGAGGTCTTCCTCGTTGCGGTAGCCCACGATGATGGGCACCTCGCGCACGCGGCCCTTCTGACGCACCGTCTGCTTCCTCACGATCGCGTAGGTGTTGCGGTGGACGGTGAACGAGCGCCCCAGTACGTTCGGGTCGATCACCATCCCGACGGCCCACGCGTCCATCGGGGAGTGCGGCATGAGCGTCCCCGACAGTCCCAGCACCCGCTCACACTGCGGGGCGAGCCGCTGCGCGAACTTGGATGCCTTTCCTATCGGGGACTTGATCTTGTGGACCTCGTCGAAGACGAGCAGGTCGACGTGCATGGAGAGCAGGAGCTCTCCGAGCATGCCGCGCCAGAACGACTCGTAGTTGAGCACGGCGACGGACGGCCCATGCGGCTTGAATCTGCGGACGTGCTTCATCCACGACGTGGCCTTCTGCGATGACGAGCCCCGGGGCTCGCAGACGAGCACGTCCTCGTCCGAGTGCAGCGCAAACTGCTGTGGCCACACGGGCATGACGCGCTTGGGCGCGATGATCACGGTGAGCTTCGGCTTCCACTCCTCCCAGAGCTCGATCACCACGCGGGTCTTTCCGGTGCGCAGGCCCATGTTGAGCACGGACGCGCGGCGCTCGCGGCAGAAGTCGACAGCGGCCGTCTGGTGGGCCCAGGACCGGCCCTTCATTCGATGGCCCTTCCGGCATCGGTCAGTCGCCAGATGACCGGGTAAGCGTACGGGTCCTGTCCAGGTGACTTCTCGATCAGGTCGCGCTCCTTCAGCGCAACGAAGCTCAGCGTGTGCACGATGTGTGTCTCCCGTGACCCGTCGGGGTCCTCGTAGAACGTCGACTGCATTGGATCGAGCCCGCCCCAACGTCGCAGGTGAGCCCCCTTCTGCATGAAGCGGATACATTCCAGCATGCGCGGGCTGAGCTTGACCGCGTACTTCTTCCTCGGTGCCCTCTTCGTCACTTCTCGGCAGCCTCTCTCAGCTTGCGGGCGCGGGCGCGGAGGTAACCGCGCCATCGGGTGCGCGCCTCCTCCCATACCTGGCGTTCGATCTGGCTCGGAGCCTCACCCGATGCCCACCAGGGGGCGCGCGGTCGAAATCGGTTCACCGCCGCGTTCTCCAGCTCCGCCGCAGCGACCAGGCGGGCGAAGCGGATGGTGCATACGATGTCGTCGGGGTGCATCGATTCGGCGTGAAGACCCCCGCACTCCGCCCACAGGTCGAGCGTTCGTCCTCTACTCAGCATCGGCTTCCCCTCCGTCCCCGCCGCGGGCGCGGAACGTGTACTCGTAGAAGTCGTCTCCCCCTTCGCAGCATCCCGTTGCATCGTGGTGCTCCTCGGGGTCGTACGCGACCTTGACGAGCAGGCCCAGCTCCGTGGCCTTCTCCTGCACCTCGATCTCGTCGGGCGTGCTATCCCAGAAGCAATCGAAGTACCAGTCCAGGAAGGCGTCGCGCTTCGAGCGGTCCCGCTCCACCGCTTCTCTGGCGTGGCGCTCGGCGAAGGCGACGACGTCCTCTTCTGGATGCGCGCCCAGCCTGACGAACTCCAGGAGCATCGCTCCATGAGCGTCGAACTCCTCTAAGAGAATGTCGAGTTCCTGACGGGCGTTTCGACGCACTGCGTCAAGGCCGCAAGGGCAATCCAATCCTCCGTTGTCAACCGGGCACGTCGGGCGATGCACGAGCCACTCGCCGGTGCTCAGAAAGCGCTGGAGATTCGGCGGACATTCCCGCGCCTCCTCCGCCAGCGTGCGGGGAGGGGACGAGCCGGGCGGCGACGGACTCGAACCGTCCCTTTCCTTGGTCTCGCCGGCTTCCACCTGGACCTCGCCGGCTTGGCACTCGTCGAATCCGCCGAGGTCGCCATCCTTCAATCGCAGGGAAATGAAGCCCCGCATCGCCACACCCTCTCCACACGTCGGGCAGGGCTTCACGAGCGCGCCCCGCAGTTGATGCAGCGGCACTCGGACCAGTCTCCGAGGGCGCTCCAGACGATCATGGGTTTGTCGCAACAGGTCATCGGCCTTCTCCTCTGCGTCCGGGGTGGGCTCCGAGCGCGCGGATGCACCTTAGTGTTAGCTGGTAGCTCTCGGCGAAGTCCCTCCTCCTGGCGCGCACTGCCACCTGGACGGCGTCGTCGCAGAAGCTGAGGCGGACGTACTTACGCTTCGGCATCATGCTCCCCGTCCCCGGACCCGAACCCGGACCCGAACCCGAACCCCCCGAACCCGTACCCGCCAAGCGTCACCACTAGCGTCTCCATGCGCACCCCCGAATAGCGATGACGGCCCGCATCGGAACCAACACATCGGCGTACTCGTCGTCGAGAACGGTGTC